TGCGATCTTCGCCATGGTGTCCTGACTCCTGTAAAAGGAACTTCTCCTTAGGGCCGGAAAGACGATTTTCTTGAATTGGTTGGACTAAATGACCTGCATGCTCACGCTGAACTGGACCATGGCACCGGCGAAGTACACCGGATTCCCCACCGCATCGAGACCGCTGATGGTCAGCGTGTAGGTGCCTGGCGCAGTGAAACTGCTGGTGAACAGCGCACCGGACCCGGCGGAGGCGGAGAGCACCGTGGAATCGTAGCCGTTGCTGGCCGTAATCCGGAACTGCGAGACTCCGACCGCGCTCCAGATCAGGGAGATCGAGGTGTTGGCATTGGCGGTGAGCGGTGCCGAGAGTGAAACCTGAGGCGTCAGGAAGTCCAGGGCGCTCGACTGCTTACCCACGCGCGAGAAGCCGGGCAGCAGCGTGCCGTCTGTTGCTTTGAAGGGCGAGAGAGGCATGTGGTGGGTGACCTGCACCAGCGAAGTCGACGGAATCGTGTTCGGTGCGAACAGGAGATAGCGGTTCGCCGCCGCGTCGAAGGTGAAGTTCTGAATCGGAAGCGCCGTTCCATCCACGAAGACTTCGAGGTCGCGGCCTGGGTTGAACGCCGTTCCGTCCGCCGTCGCAAGCGGCCCAAGGAAGAAGCCGAGACGGAGCTGGATACGGTTGGGGTATGCGGGGTTGAGCACCACACCCGGCGCACGTTCCACGAACAGGACGAGTGTCGCCGAAGTGGCTGCCTGATTCTGCGCGTCGCCCGAGTAGGCAGCGGTCACCAGATGCGTTCCGTGGCTGAGCACGCCGGACTTGATGGTGGCGACGTTCTGCACGACGTTGCTCGATCCGATCGCGACTCCGTCCACCGTGAAGGTGATGGTGCCGGTGGGCTGGTAGCCGCCGATCATGTTGGCTACGAGCGATGCGTGTTCCCCGGCGATGGTGATCGAATCCACCACGCTGAGCGCGACCTGAGGCGCGGCGATCGAGACCGGGACGGTGAGGGTGCCGGAGGCCGAGGCATTGAGGGCGTCGCCCGAGTAATTCGCGACGAAGATGCGGTTACCGCCAACCAGCGGTCCTGTGATGATCGAAGCCGAGCTGGCCTGCACCGGGACGACGCCGATCGAATGGCCGTCCTGGAGGAACTCGACGGTGCCGGTGGCAGCGAATCCGGAGGAAGGCAGCGCGGTGAGCGTGATCGATTGCCCGGCAGAGACGCTGGTCAGATTCGATTCGAGCAGCAGCGCCGGAGCGGCCTGGGTGACGGTAAAGCTGGTCGTGCCGATGACCGACTGGTTGTCGGTGTCGCCGGAGTAGGTACAGGTGATCGTCTCGGTGCCAAGTGCCGCCACGGCGAAGGTGGTCTGGGCACGGTTGTTGCTGTCCAGGTTCACCGTCGTGGTCGCGATGCCTGATCCGGAGAACGTGACTGAGCCGGTCGGGTTGTAACCGCCCGAGATGGTTGCCTGGACCGTGACCGGCGCACCCACCTGGGTCGAGATGGGGGAGATGACGGAGATCGTCGGCATCGCCTGGTTGACGATCTCCTGCACACCGGAGAAGGTGGCGGGGTTATCGTTCGTGTCGCCCGAGTAGGCGCAGGAGAGCTGATGTGTCCCCGGCGTGAGGGCACTGGTGATGAGCCTGGCTACGCCATTCGACAGCGCCACGGTACCGAGCGCGTTGCTTCCGTCATAGAAGACGACGGTGCCGGTCGGGCTGTCGCCGCCCGTGATGGTGGCGGTGAGTGTGACCGGATTTCCGACCGTGATAGATGTGGGAGCCACGGTCATCGAGAGCGTCGGGCTCTGGGCTGCGACGTTGACAGTTGAGGTGGTGCTGGCCGCCGCATTGACCGAGTCTCCGGAGTAGGCGGCTGTGATCTGGTAGGTGCCCGCGTTGAGATTGGTCGTGAGCGTGGCCTGCTCGTAGGTACTGCCGCCGTTGGTCACCGAGGTGATCGCGACAACGCCGAGCGTGGTGCCATTCTGCGAGAACGTAATCGTGCCGGAGCCCTCGTAGTCGCCGACCAGTTGGGCCTGCAGGCTGAAGTTCTGCCCCGCAACTCCAGGGTTTGGCGTAGGGGCCTGGATCGCGACCGTGACCTGCCGCTTCTGCACGGTGTACGCGTAAGGCTGCGAGGTCGCTGCTGTGTTGTTTGAGTCCCCCAGATACTGGGCTGTGACTGTGTAGTTGCCGATGGGGTTCGTCTCGGTGGCTGTGTAAGTGGCGCGGGAGCCGCCGTTCGTAACTGCAACCGGAGAGCCAACGTTCTGGCCATTGATCGCGAACTGCACTGACCCGGTCGGACGATACCCTTGGAGGATCGCGGTAAGAGTCTGCGACGACTGGTAAGTGGCCGGGTTGGTGGAGGTCACCGAAATGAACGGCGTCGTCTGCCCTACCGAGTAGGTGACCGAAGAGGACGCGGCGTTGTTGTTCGCGTCTGCAGCGAAGGTGACATTGATCGTGCGCGAGCCCACTCCGCCATTGGTGACATTGAAGACCACCTGCGCTGTGTTGCCGCTGGTGACCGACGCCGTGCCCTGGGCAATGAGATTCCCACTCGTATCCTTGAGAGATACCAGGCCGGTCGGTTGATAACAGGTGCTCATGTTAACGGTGATCTGCGTCTGGCCGCCTGCGACCGCGCCACTCTGGGCCGTCACACTGAGAGTCGGACTGGCCGGGGTCACGGTCCAGGTCTGCGGTGCGCTGTAGTAGGTAGCGGATGGCGTGGTGAAGCGAACGCGGTACGAATGCACCCCGACACCGCCCGATGCCGTCTTGAGCTGCAGGAATGCGCCCTGCCCGGTGAGCGAGGCTCCGCTGGTGGGCGCGAGCGGACCGGGGCGAGGGAAGCTGACGCTCGTAGCAAAAATCTCCTGCTGCACTCCCCACACATAGATGGTGGCTGAGGAGGGTCCGTAGTAGCGCAGGATGGGGCGTGTCGAGTTGGCCCCGGCGGTGTAGACGCCGGTCAGCATGAAACGCTGCCAGACCGGCGTGACGGTGACTGTGATGATGCCTGCTACGTCGCCGGTGTACGGCCAATCCGACTGGTAGACCTGGAGCGAGACAGTTCCGGAGTCGGTGCGGGCCCAGAACGAGAACGCCGCCGGGCGGCCCCCGTATCGCGAACCATCATTGCTGCCGAGTTCAATGTCTTCGTACGCACCGGCCCCGTTGAACGGGGCGTTATAGGTGACCCGCATCGCCGAAGAGGGTGTGCCATCCGGTCCGGTAGCGGCACCCACTACTCCGCTTACAGGCTGGGCATTAAAGATATCCTGCCCCCACGCGGAGAGGTCATTTGAGTTGGGAATGAGGTTGGTAGCCGTCACGTTGGACGCAACCTCAGCCAGCGCACAATCCACACCGTTGTCCTGGACAGTGGCGAAGGTCGGCGCGGCGACAGGATTGCCGCCGTTCGAGAGCACCATGTAGAAGGTGAGGGCCTGGTCTGCGGTCAACACACGGGGATAGTCGGAGCTGCCGTTCGGCCCTTGAAAATACTGGGTTCCGTCCACCAGCGCCATGTAGGAGGCTACGGGATTCGCCATGATTTAGCTCTCCTCCTCGTCCTCATCCATGAGCTGGTTCATAGCATCCTGGTCGTCGTCATCGAACGTAGGCATCTGCTGCGGCTCGGGCTTCTTCGGCTCTTCGACCGGCTCCAACTCCTGCTCGTCGATCTCCGGGATCTCAGGCAGCGGCTGTTCCTGCTCGACGCGTACCTTCTCTTCCGGCGTCGCAGGCTCATCGCGCGTGACAACCGGTGCAGGCGGCGGCATAGTCTCGCGGTTGCGCACAGCCTCGGCCAGTTCATCCTGGACGGTCTTGTTCTTGTCCTGCATGACCTGCTTCTTCTCTTGCCGCTGGCGCATCTTCTCCTGGCGCTCATCGAGCTGTGGCTTCGGTGTGCGGGGCTTCTGCTTGCGCTCTTCCACGTCACGCTGACGCAGGACCTTGACGATGTTGTGCTGCACGCTGGGCAGAATGCGATCGAAGACCACCTTGCAGTGCTTGCAGATGACGAACTTGCCGCGCAGGTCAAGCCGCTCGGTGGGCGCGGTGAGCAGCGGTCGCGGCTCGCCTTCAAGCGCGTCGCGCTGATGCATATTCCATTGCGCTCCCCAGTAGAGGAACGCGGGGCAGGTGCAGGAGGCAGCCACGTCGAGGTTGCGGGCCGTGGTCTCGTCCTTCACCTGCGAGAGATCGAAGTGCACCTTCACTTCGTGACCGGCGGGGTCCGAGGTGTTTAGCTTGCACTTCACGTTGTACTGGAGGTAGAGATCCTTGGGGTTCGACTTCTCCAGCGCCGGGGCACAGCCACCTTGATTCTTCACTGAGAAGTCGTTGGTCTGCGCCTTCAATTCAGGTACGGAGATCGCCACCTTGTAGCCCTGGTGGGCGAAGTAGCGTCCCAGCTTGAAGCGGACCTCGATATTGTTGTCCACGCGCAGAATCCCTCATAGATACATCCGTAAGTCAGGGCATTGGTTTGGGCATAAACAAGAACGCCGCCCCCGGAGGAGCGGCGCGTGTCGAGCGTGTGGCTTACGCCTGTGCTGCGGCCTTCTTGCCCTTGCCCTTCTTGGGCTTGGCGTCGGTGGCGGTCGCATCGGTGAACGCGGCGTCATCGGGGGTCGTGGTGTCTTCGTCTGCGGTAGCATCCGTCGACTCGGTGGTCTCTGCAGCGGCTTCGGTGGTCTCGGCAGGTGCTTCTACAGGAGCCGGAGCTTCTGCAGGAACCTCTGCGGGAACTTCAACCTTCTGCTCCTCAACCGGTGCCTCTGCGGGAGCCTCTACAGGAGCCGGGGCTTCTGCAGGAACCTCTGCGGGAGCTTCGGGCTTCTGCTCTGCGACCGGTGCCTCGGCGGGCTTCTCTACCTGCTCAGGATCGGCAGGCTTCTGCTCGACAGAGGCGGGATCGATCGCACCGGCGAACGTGCCATCCGTCACGACGGGCTCGCGATGAAACTGTTCGATCGCGTTGAAGACGGTGGACACGGCCTCAGCGGCCTTGACCTTGATCTCCTCGATCATCTCCAGGCGATGCATGGCTTCCATGGACACCTGAGTGTTGGTGGTGTTCATCACCAGCTCGCCATTGCGATAGACGGTGAGCTTGTTGCCATTCGCGGCGTCGTGCGCAAGGATGTCGCCGACCTCGAAGTACTTCTTCTCCTGCGCGAACATGATGCGCTTGAGTGCTACGTATTGTTTTTGCATGCAACCTTCCTTTCCCTACGGCAACGCGCGTGCCTGAAGGTGAATACTCAAATCGGTGGGTGGGTCCGGCTTATCTCGCGCAGAAAATGAAACGGCTCCCGGTGAAGGGAGCCGTTTCGGTTGGGTCGTCGCCTTACGAGCGGGCGATGATGACGCGGACTACGCCGGAGGGGTTGAAGATCGCGATACCGATGATCTCGAACAGCGAGAAACCGATCTGGCGCTTCGCCGGGTCGTCTGCCGACATCACTGTCAGCGGAACGCGCTCGGGCAGGACACCCAGGAACTCGGCCTCTGCGAGGAGGTACACGGTGCCGTAGGTGATCTTGCGGCTCTGGAGCAGGGTTGCGCCCCAGAGGTAGCCCATCTGGCCGGTCTTCAGAAGCTTGCGCTCCGTCTCACGGTCGATGTGGTCGTCGGTCCACTTGCGAACGTCTGCGAAGTCGCGCGGGTTGAAGAACACCAGGCTCATCGGCAGATCGTGTCGCTCGATTGCGGCGAACGCGTCGGCCATCACTTCGAACTGCAGCGGGGCAGTCGTCGGGATGTCGATGTTCAGAACGTAATCGGTGGCGGTGGCACCGGCGGCTGCAGCAGCAACTGCATCCAGGAGCTGGAAGATCTTCTCGTCTTCCTTCGAGCCAATCTCGGCCTTGCCCAGGTTGATTGCACGCTGGACGATGTCGAAACGACGCTCCTTGATCTGGGTGATCGGGATCATCGGAAGCTCAGCGATTTCCCAGGTCGGAACCGTGATACGGTTCGGCTTCACAACGTTGACGATGCTCTGTCCTTCTTCGCCGACGTGGAACGCCTGCACGAACGACTGACCGGAAGCATCAAATTCCTTGTCGTAGATCGGCAGAGCCCCATCGGGCAGAGTTTCAACCATCAGTGCCTTGCGGCAGATGCTCTGATAGTCACGACGACGGCGCAGGCTGGGCCCCAAAGAGGCGGCGAGCTTCTGGCGACCGGCGCTGGTAGAAAGCAGCTTGCCGAGAACCTGGTTCTGGGCTGCTGTGCGAGTCAGATTTGCCATGACGTTTTCCTTTTCCTTGTTCTCTGTGCTTTCGTCTTCGCGCCGAAGCGCTTAGATCGAAGCGGCCACACCGAGCCACGGGTTGCTGGCGGTCGGGACGGAGGTGATGACGCCGATCGGGGCCTTGTTACCGGAGGCAGGAACATCGGCGGTCAGAAGACCCGCGTTTGCACCAGTGCCGCAGTACACATAGCCACCCACTGCGTAGGCAGCCGTCGGAACTGCAACGTATGCCTGCGAATCCACCAGGAACTGGGGATATGCGCGGGTGATCGGGGCCTTACCGGAACCGGAAGGACCGATGGAACCGGCGAACTCACCGGGACCATTGAGAAGGAAGCCGAACGGAACCATTGTTGCGGCGTCACAGGGAACGATCACTGTGCCACGACCTGCGGTCGCAGACAGCTTCAGCGCCATTACGCGCCCGCCCAGGTAACCCGCTGCAATCAGGGTCTGCTGGTCGGTTCCAGGATTTCCGGTCAGAACAACGTCAGGAACGGTGGAACCGTCCTGCTGGCCGTAGTACACACTCTTTAATGACATGTGAATGTCTCCAAACTTCGAAACTCGCGATCGATTCCAGCTCGTAGTCCGTGAGGACATCGGGGCTATAGAAGGGCTCGCTACTAACGGGTCGCGAAGGTGGAGAATTACGTCACCGCGAATGTGACCGTAGTAAGTCCGAGCAGACTGACTGCCAGGACCTCCTTAGGGAGGTGCTGGTGCACATCTACGTCGTCACGAATCGAGCGAATGGAAAGCGATACGTCGGCAAGACCAAGAAGACGGTTGCGAAGAGGTGGGCGGAGCACCTGGCGAATGCACGGGGCCGCTCTCACTACTACCTCTACCGGGCGATCCGCCATTACGGCACAGCGAGCTTCTCCGTCGAGACCGTGGAGACGGTTAGCACGCACG